TTAAAAGAAAGAAATGTTGTTGTACCCCCCGCAAAAAGATCAAACAAAGATGAGAAGTACGCAGGAGCATACGTAAAGGAACCTGTACCTGGCAAGTATGAATGGGTAGTATCGTTTGACCTTAACAGTCTGTATCCTCATCTCATCATGCAGTATAATATCTCTCCAGAAACACTACATGAAACTCGCCACCCTTCTGCTAGTGTTGAGAGACTTCTCGAACAGACAGATAGAATAGATCCACAATTTTCTACGTGTGCTAATGGTGCTCAATACCGTAAGGACATCCATGGATTCTTACCAGAGATGATGCAGAAGATATACGATGAACGTGTACAGAGTAAGAAGCTTATGCTCATGGCAAAGAAGGAGTATGAGAAGACCCCAACCAAAGATCTAGAGAAAGCAATCAGTAAGTACAACAACATACAGATGGCACGTAAGATTCAACTGAACTCTGCCTATGGTGCTATCGGTAATCAATATTTTAGATACTACAACCTGAGAAACGCTGAAGCAATTACACTATCAGGTCAGGTATCAATACGTTGGATTGAAAATAAGGTAAATGGTTATCTAAATAAATTGTTAAATAGTAATGAAAAAGATTATGTGATCGCCAGTGATACAGATAGTATCTACATCTGTTTAGATGATTTAGTTACTAAAGTTTATGGCGATAGGGAAGTAAGTCAAGAAAAGGTAGTTGATTTTCTTGACAAGGCATGTAAAGAAAAGATAGAACCTTTCATTGACAAATCATATCAGGAGTTAGCAGAGTACACTAATGCTTATGAACAGAAGATGTTCATGAAACGTGAGAACATTGCTGCTAGAGGTATCTGGACTGCTAAGAAAAGATACATCCTCAATGTGTGGGACAGTGAAGGTGTCAGATACAATCAACCAAAGCTGAAGATGATGGGTATCGAGGCAGTCAAGTCCTCTACTCCGATGCCATGTCGTAAAGCTATTAAGGACGCACTAAACATAATGATGACTGGTGAACAGGATGAACTCATCCAGTTTGTAAACAACTTTAAGGAAGAGTTCTACTCACTACCACCAGAAGACATCGCATTTCCGAGGTCAGTCAATGGACTACGCAAATTCAAATCAGACACAGACGTGTATTCAAAGGGATGCCCGTTACATGTTCGTGGATCTCTCTTATATAATTTTTATGTCTCTAAGAAGAAACTGGAGAACAAGTACCCTCTCATTCAAGAAGGAGAAAAGATAAAATATATTTACTTGAAGGTAGGTCGCACGAATTATACTGGAGAGAACGTACTGTCGTTCCTCAACACATTTCCAAGGGAACTTGGACTAGAGGAGTGTCTTGATCGCAAGGCACAATATCAAAAAGCATTTCTGGATCCTTTACAAATCATCACTAATGTGATAGGATGGAGTACAGAGAAGAAGTCAACACTTGAGTTTTTATTTACATGAGTTTTTTGAAAGAAGTCGTTAAAGAAATAGGTAACGACTATGCGGGTATCCTTGCTGACGGATCAGTGGGTGATATTGGTGGATATGTAGACACAGGATCTTATATCTTTAACGCACTTGTAAGTGGTAGTATCAATGGTGGTATACCTTCTAACAAAATTACTGCTATCGCAGGAGAATCATCAACAGGTAAGACATTCTTTTGTCTTGGTGTCGTAGAGAATTTTTTAAGAGAGAACAAAGACGCAGGAGTTATATACTTTGAGTCTGAAGCTGCTATCAGCAAACAGATGATGGAGGAACGTAACGTTGATACTACACGTATGATGCTCGTACCTGTCACTACAGTACAAGAGTTTCGTACACAGGCAATCAGAATATTAGACAAATATTTAGAACAACCAGAGAAAGATCGCAAACCTTTAATGTTTGTATTAGATTCTCTTGGTATGTTATCAACTAATAAAGAACTAGAAGATTCATCAGCAGGAAAAGACACACGTGACATGACTAGAGCACAGGTGGTCAAAGCTATATTCAGAATACTTACACTGAAGTTGGGTAAAGCGAACGTCCCAATGCTCGTAACAAATCATACATATGATGTAGTGGGTGCGTATGTACCTACAAAAGAAATGGGAGGAGGTAGCGGACTCAAGTATGCTGCGTCAACTATCATCTATCTTACTAAGTCAAAAGAGAAAGACGGTAAGGAAGTGATAGGAAATATTATCAAGGCAAAAACTGCCAAGAGCAGACTATCAAAGGAGAACGCAAGTGTTTCTATCAGACTCTATTATGATGAGCGTGGACTGGACAGATATTATGGGTTACTGGAACTGGGTGAAAAGTATGGAGTCTTCCAACGTAAAGGTAACCGCGTTGTTGTGGGCGAATCTTCCGTTTATCCTTCTGCTATTCTTGCCGATCCTAGCAAATATTTCACAGAAGAAGTGATGGAAAAACTAGAGTGGGCAGCAGGACAGGAGTATAAGTACGGAACATGAGAGTAGAAGCATTCCCAACTCTATTGTACAGATATCATGTAGACAATAATGATGTCATCAAAGAAAGAATAGAGGAATATTATAAAGAATACAAATTCAAACATGGTGTACCAGACCAGTGGAACTGTGATCTGTTTACATCATATGGTCAAGGTTCATTTCCAATAGGTGAATGCTTAGACGCATTTACACCTGTGCTTGATGAGTTCCAGACAGAATCAAAATCTTATGGTAATATGTTACTGACAGATTTATGGTTGAATGTCTACGAGGCAAAACACTGGCAGGAGAAACACATCCATTCGCCAGGTCAATGGTCTGGTGTATACTATGCTCACTTTGATCCTAATGAGCACAAAGCAACAAACTTTCACCACCCCAATGAGACATTGCTTGCGACAGCGGGCATAACACAGAACACTCTTGTGCCATGGGTACAAGAAGGTGATATTATTATCTTCCCCTCATGGTTAGAGCATGCTGCTCCCATGAACAAATCCTCAAAGATGAGGTCTACTATATCATTTAATTTTTTTATTGAAGAGGAAGTCTATGAAGGTGGAAACACTGATACTGAAGAATCTACTATTAACTGAGGAGTATCCTCGGAGAGTTCTTCCCTTTGTTAAACAAGAATACTTTGAAGACAGATCTGATCAGCATCTGTTCGAGACTATCCATAAATACTTCGTAAAGTATTCTGCGGTTCCAACTGTTGAAGCTCTTACCATTGAAGTAGGGAAGATCTCTACACTTAGTGATGATCAGTTCAAGCAGATTACCCAGACATTAGAGTCGTTTGATAAGGAGACAACTGAACTAGAATGGTTGCTCGATACTACTGAGAAGTGGTGTCAAGAGCGAGCAATTTATCTTGCCTTGATGGAATCAATCAAGATTGCTGATGGTTCAGATCAAAAGAAAGGTCCTGATGCTATACCTAGTATACTATCGGACGCTCTTGGGGTGTCGTTTGATAATCATATAGGACACGATTACATAGATGACTACGAAGAAAGATACGAAAGTTATCACAGGGTTGAGACCAAAGTTCCATTTGACCTTGACTTCTTTAACAAAATTACCAAAGGTGGTTTACCTAATAAGACTCTTAACATCGCGTTGGCTGGTACAGGTGTCGGGAAGTCTCTATTCATGTGCCACGTTGCTAGCTCCGTGTTGCTCCAAGGACGGGACGTTCTCTACATTACAATGGAAATGGCAGAGGAAAAAATTGCTGAACGAATTGACGCAAACCTCCTCAACGTAGACATACAACAACTGGCAACTCTACCTAAGCTGATGTTCGATAACAAGATCTCAGCACTACAGAAGAAGACACAAGGTAAACTAATAGTAAAAGAATATCCCACAGCGTCAGCACATGCGGGTCACTTTCGAGCACTCTTAAATGAGTTAGCATTGAAGAAAGCATTCCGTCCAGAGATTATATTCATAGACTATCTCAACATATGTACATCACAGAGGTTTAGAAATGCGTCGGTCAATAGTTACACAATGGTTAAAGCAATCGCTGAGGAGTTGCGTGGACTTGCTGTCGAATTTAATGTACCGCTTGTCTCCGCTACCCAAACCACTCGTAGTGGGTATGGTAGTAGCGACGTTGACCTTACTGACACATCTGAGTCCTTCGGTCTTCCCGCCACTGCTGACCTTATGTTTGCTCTTATTTCTACCGAGGAACTTGAGGAGCAGAATCAGATCATGGTTAAACAGTTGAAGAACAGATACTATGATCCGACTTTGAACAAAAGATTTATAGTGGGTATTGACAGAGCGAAGATGAGACTATATAATGTTGAACAAGAGGCACAGAGTAATATACATGACTCTGGACAACCAATAACGTTGAATCAGGAGACTGTAAAAGTTCTAACACAACCCTCTAAAAATAAGTTTAATGATTTTAAATTTTAATGATGAAAGACCAAGGTTCTATAGGAGATGAAACTCCTGAGATCAAATATGATAGGGCAAAGTCTCTCTTCATAGAATCAGTTTTAAAACCAGACCATGTTCTAAGAGGTTGTGCTCACAACCAAGGTTGTTACGATCAACTCATGGAGATCAGAGACAACGTGCTAAATTATTTGAATAC